CTTCTTTCCTGTTCGCACGCTGGTGCCGTTATAATCAACCAGCATATAACTTCTCACAGCATTAAACAGCTTAGTAAGAAGAGCTTCCCCAGTTTCCTCGTTCTCAATTTCCTGAAAAGACTGCTGGAAAGTCACCTTGTAATAAAGACGCATGAATATCTGATTGTACCATTTATACGCTTTATTCGTGGAGCCCATCCTGCCATTTCTCAGGCAAATACCAGAACCAGGAACGAACTGAATAAGGTTAATACCAAGATCAGCCAGTTTTGTTCTTTTTACATCATCAAGTACCTGATCTCCCCAGATTCCAAGCACACCACGCAGACTTTCCTGAACGCCTGCAGGAACCCTCTGGTAACCATGTTTTGAAATCCAGTAAATCACAGAACCCATGATGAAACCAACATTGGGAACATAAATAGTAGGCTCTACACCGACCCCGATAGGATCAGAAATCTCAAGCCAACCATTATTATTCATGCGGTACGAATCATTGCTGACAACATACTGCTGCCCAGTAATGAGAAGCTCCGCATAAGTCTGATTCCCCTGGAGGTTTGAATACCAGATACAGTCACCCCGACCTTTACAGTACGCCTCACCGTAATCATTCACGGTTTTGGTAATACTTTCAGGATTACAGAGATGGCGAATATCCTTAACATCAAATTCCGCCAAAAGGGTATTCCAATCAGAATTCCCCGGAAGAGTACCATCAACTCCGCCCTGGTCAAGAGCGACCGGTAAAGCCACCTCCACAGGAAGAAGATTGAAGTGATCCACAGTAACCGGTGCGCTTTGATCCTCACCAAGCAACTGCATTGACCCGGAATACTGATTATTCAGGACACGTTCAACATAAGTCGAAACGAGAGGACTCATAGAAAGGAAAGTCCAATTCTCCTGAAGCTCAATAACTCCTACCGAATTCTTCCTGTAAATTGCCAGGTCGAAATTCAGCGTTTTCACAGAGGAAGACTCTTCGCCTGGAACTGCTGTTTCAGGAGTTCCAAGAACATCCGTCAACCCGGCAAACAGGTCTGTATCCGAAATTGATACTGTTGAAGTGAGTCCAGTAGTAGCTGAAAGAACCTTAATAAAGCCGTTCCCTACAGCATCGAAGGACACAACTCCCGCCGCTCCGACATCAGCCTGAATCTCATCGATTATCTGCTGAATAGTTTCAGAACCTGCAGCCGTCACCGATACAGGTATTGCCACGCCGTCAATCGTGATTGTAGCTGTATAAGTCCCCGCAGCCAGGCCAGCAAGAGAGGCCGCAGTCTTCGCCACAGAAAACCCCCATCTCTGAAAACCAGCCTGGGGAGTAACTGCAAAACTCTTTGTAAGGGCTGATACAGTAAGCGAATTTTCTGACTCGTCTTTACTGATAATTTCCTTGGTCTCAAACTCAGCACCATTATTTATAATGATGTGGTCCCCAACCTCAAAATTTACCGCTCCGTTGACGTACAGCTTAACTGCCCCGATATCCGCAGCCGCAACCAGCGTATCCTCAACACGATTACTGTGAAGAACCGTATAGAGAACTTTCTTTCCATGTGACCCTTTATCAAGGGCTCCCAGAAAAGCCGCCGACAGCTTCAGAGAATCTACAGAGTCGCCGTTTTGAAGCATAGCGTAAGCTGCAGACGCATCTGCCGGTACATACCTTCGACAGAAAAGCGTACCATCTACCCCCTGAAGATTCTGAAAGAAACCTTCAGCCTCATATTTACCGTAAAAACCTTTGACGTACCCGCCAAAAATCTTTGCCCACTCAGGAGCACTCGTTACTTCCTTAACTTCAGCCGGGCCACGCTCAGAGAGGAAAACCATCCCCGCTGTATTTATCGCAGCATCTCCAGCCACAGCCGGAACAAGCGCCGGTAAATCTTTTCCATGAACACCCAATTTTCTTGAGGCCATTATTTAACCTCCTTAAACTCATTTATTCGCCGCTTAAATGCCGCGTCACCACATTCATCCAGACGAAGCTCCTGAACACCAAAAGGCTGCCAGGTTACCGTTCTACCCTTGAAGCCTATGGAAATCGGAGAACCGCCCAAATTCCTAAATTTCTTTACGCCAGCTTTCGCTGAACTTTTAACATCCTTCTTTTTAGGAGAGAAGAATGTATTACTCGGCTTCCCTACGTCAGCCTTTTTAACATCCAGTTGCTCGTCCATATTCAACTCCTTATAAAGTATAAACACCAAAATTCAAGTTATAAACTGGGATATCCACATAAGAAATTTGAGCACTCAGAACATCAATTATATTCACGCTATAAAAATGAACTGAATACGGGATATCTCCTTCCAGATCCCCGGGATCATACTTAGGCGTATCCTCATACATTAAATCATGCTTTATCCCATTTATCAACAACACTCCCGTATCGCTGAATAAATGCTGTATATAATTATTGATACTTACCATCAATTCCGGTAAAGAACATTGCACTTCAATCTGTACCGGCAACTTTAAATCCCTGCGAGGCTGAATTAACCTGAATCGTTTTGTGTCTACCCTATAAGAATCACGTACAGTGTCAACCTGCGCCATCATATCTGTTACCGGAATAAATCCTGCAATGTAAATCCCAGGTATAACTATCGGGGCAAATTTTCCAGCAATCAAAGCCGGAACCACTAAAGAGATAGTGGCAGCAGTCGTAAAATCATTCAGTAACGCCTTACCACCAAAATATGACTCGTCCTCAAACTGCACTACTCCATTGCTTACTTCCCCTGAAACGATATGCTTTTCGGAAATATCTCCTTCCGATATCTGAATAACAGAGTACCGGGACACATTTGCCCAATCCGGTAATTCTAATGATTCACTGCCTGCCGTCAAAGCTGTTAACGGATTGCCCAACGGATTAGAAATTTTACAGTCTAATTCTTTCTGTATAGCCAAAAGACTATCTATTACAAACTCGTCATTACACACAATAAAATGATCAAGCCACCAAACCTCATAATCATCATCAAGTATCGTAAACCTGATAGTATCGAATGAGGCTGCACCAGGCAACTCAATATTCACTGATTCGAGTGTCTGTTTCCCAAAAACCGGAATAAACCATTCACCTATGGACGTAAAAACTCCGGCAACCGTATCTCCTATCGCCACCTTCATCTTAAACTCAGAAAATTGATTCCTTGAATAAGATGATTTTGACCGATATTTAGAAACAGCTATCCGAAGATTTTCAAACTCTGATATATCAATAGGGGAAGCGTACTGCTTTTCGAAATAATGCCCTGCCGCACCTTCAACGCTTATTTTTAAACTCTGATTACCAGATAAAATATGCGATGAAAATTTATTTGATTCCAATGCGATAGATGCATCACTCGCTACCCACCCTGATATATCTGAAAAATCATCAAATATCAATTCCATAAAGCTCTGAATCTATTCCTCAATATTTTAGCCACTTTAAAATGGCTATCCTTTGGTTTAAACGTCCTTACTGCCGCCTCTATAGGATTCCTTGCCGGAACAACGGTTTCGCCTCTGTTAAATCCACTTGCCTGAATAACTGCTAATTTCATTACAGTCAATCCGCCATGGTGCGATCTCAGTGACGGCTGAACCCTGATTCCTTTATCAGTCTCCACCATTTCAATATTTGAAATATATGATGTCGGACTGTCAAGACCCTCCCCATACATAGGCACAGAAGGATATTTTAACCCCATCTTGCGTTTCTGATTGATGGTAGTTGCTCTCAATGGAATAAGCCCAAGATTATTCTTACGCAGCTCTTTTCTTAAATGAGCCAAAAAATCCTGGGCAATTACCTTCTCAACTTCAGGCTTTGTTATCTTTAACACATTGCGAACTCTCGGCCCAATAAGAGTTAAAGGTACTCCTGAAAAGTTTACCGATAATTTTGGATTTATATCTACTCCACTCATTACATTACCACCAAACCAATCGCCAGATAAACGTACTCATTATTCACCTGACCAACGCCCCGTACTTCCTTAATTTTAAACTCCTGAGTCCTGCGATAATCTGTATCCACAATAAATCTTGAATTCATTCTATCAAAAGTCTCAGGCAAATTCGATGTCGCCAAAGTCATAAGGGCATCTACTCTTTCCTGAATACCCACACGCTTTAACATCTCTTCCGACGGAGAAAATACAATCGACCCGCCATTTATACTTTCAGGCTCGGAAACCCTTTCAATCTTTTTCGTCCCTCCAAGTCTGTCCCTCACTATTTCAGAAACAGGCGGTGCGAGGTGCATAATCTTTGCTCCGAGCAATTCCTCACTTTCAGAGAGAAGCCCCTTATAGTCCTCAAGCAATTCGCTTAATGTAGCTTCTCCAAAACTCACTTTCGCCTCTCCTCATCGAAACATTCAGAACGATCATAGATCATACTGCTGACATTAACATTAAGAAATCCATCTGCGGAGTCGTCATCAACTTCCTGTGTACCCTTTCTCGTAAGCGAACTCATTATCTTATCGTAATAATCTTCCAGCTTCTGCGCCACTTCCAAATAATGTGTATATAACGCATCTTTTGAAAGTGCTGCCCCTCCAGGTATCTCCAACCGAACATACCGGGCATAGTCATAAGCTAATACATAGCATGTATCTATCCTTACCAGAATAGTGATGATCGGCCAAATATTTTCTGGAACTTCAGACAGATTACGAATTTTATTGAATCGTAAAGCTGCCAGACGAATCTTCTCGATAAGTTCTTCATCCCTAAAAGCCGGGTCTGTTTCATTGGTATCCTTCAACTCCTGCCGGATATACTGAAGACGATCTTGGGCAACTTCCGCTAAAACCGGAACATCGCTCTCAAGAATAGTCGCCCCTACTCCGTCAAGTATTGCCAACTTGAACCAGCTAAAAGGATCAACAGCAAGAGTGGACGAAACGTAGTCCACTCCCGCCTTGATCTCAACTGTATCGATTAAAGTTCCGTCATCATCAGGAGACTCACATTCATAAATCTCTACAGATTTATAATCGTAGCCCTCTAAAGATTCCAGATCAATGTAAACTCGTATCTTCGCCATGCAACCTACTTTTTGAGCTTCATGCCGTTACTAAAAGACTTTACCCGCCTTATAGCATCCATAAATTCCAGCGGCTCGACACTCAACTTCTTATTGATAAGGTCAATCTGAAGTTTATCAGCCTTTCCCTCATCGCCGTCGAACTGCCAGTATTTATTATCGTAAGCATTCATCTCAAAACCGTTAAGATAAAAGATTGCCGCTTCAGCGATCTCTTTTGTTCTTATCATGCATTTAACCTAAATCCCCTCTCGCTTTCAGCGCATCTCGAACAGCTTTGGGAACTTTATGCTTGCCGACCTTCAGATCATACCAGGCGCCACCAAACTTAAACGCTCCGACATAAACCTTTATCTCGACAGTTACCAGGCCGTCCTTATCCGCCTTAATATCGATTGGTTCTGATTTCTTCGATGCAGTTGTATCAACAGAAGCCTTCTCCTCTTTTACAGGGGCAGCTTCCTGCTCTGTTCCAACTTTTTCTTCTTCTTTCTTACCGAACATCATTCTCCTCCTATGAAGTAGGTACAGTTACAGTAACAGCTACCGCAACCGGAGTAGCGTTCAGTGCCTTGATAACAGTAGTGTCCTTATCGGTAAAGATTATCTGATAATCTGCCGTATAAGTCACATCCACTTTATCACTCGCCCGTATGATTTTAACCGCACGGGCACCCAGGTTATCTTCCGCATGATTAACCGTAAGCTCATCATTCTGAGCCCAGGATGAAATGGCAGCCTTATGCACTGCCATTGTTTTGGAAGTAACCCCGTCATTATAAGTAGCAGTTATAGCCATGGTTTACCTCCTATCCTTATACCGTATCAATCTCGACGATGTAATCCTGAATGATTCCAACGCCAAAAATTGAATACCAGCCGATTGATACCATACGACCGAAATCTTCCACTCCATCGTTAACCAGACCAAAAGGAACGGTCTCGGCAAAACCTACGGGCTCTCCACCCCACATAACAGCTCTGAAAACATCCGCTGAACTGGCACCTGCTCCAGCAAGAATAGGCATCTGAGTGGTTTCAAGGAAAACAACATTCTCGTATCTTCCTACTTCACCGTTGAACAGAAGACCAGGCTGTGCATACTGAGCAGCATTGATCCAGGCAGAGTCATCCCTCAGCGCACGAATCTGGTGAGGGTGAGCCGCACAAACGTAGAACTGATCCCCGCCACGAACAACCAGCGGAGCGTTCATAGTCTTCAGCGTTTCGATTGCATTCTTAATCGCATACGCTGACATTGCACCATTCACGTTCGCAAGACCGGCACCTTCGCCATCAGCAGGCTTCCCTGCACCGCCAGAAGCTGTCATGAACTGCTTATTTGCAGTCGCAAGAAAAGCGTCCCGGCAAATTCCGTCCACAGTAAGGCCATAATCCCTTCCGAGAAGAGCAGACGCATCCGCCATCATATCTCTGAAAGAAGCCTCCAGCGCACGTTTTGACATCTGCACAGCATTACCATACTCATCCACGCTGATGGATATAATGCTGTCAGAATATTTCTGTTTGGGAATGGGGTCAGTCTCAGAAGCGAGTTTTCCCCCGGGGGCGAGATTTGCGATCTTTAAGAACTGAATCGTTTCGCCAGGTTCGGCTCCAAGCTGAGCTTTAAACGAGCAAAACCCACGAAAATACATCATCGGCATTGCTTCAAATAATGCATCCCTTGAGTATACTGTGAGTATCTCATTAGGGATATCACTTACCAACATAGCTGACATATCCTAACTCCTTTGAAAATAAATTGAATTTATTAACAAAGGCTAAACACCGAACTTGTTCAGTAAATCCTCTTTGTACTTAGCGTAGGCTTCAGGGGTCATCTTTCTGATCTCATCCGCCGTAAGCTCTTTTTCATTTTTAGGAAGGGATTGTTTTATTTGATTCGGAGTTTCTTGGGATATGTTAGTTTTAACTGACTCGTTCTTTGACTTATTCTGTATTTCCTCGGCTACCTGCCCTCGAATAAAATTGAAGCGATCAACTGCTTTCTTAAAAGATTCATCAAGTTCTTCAACAGTATTACCTGTTACAAGTTCAGGAATTACTTTACCGTTGGCCTTTGTAATCAGCCTTTCCCGATAAATTTCCAGATCCTTTTGACGAAGCTTCTCTTCAGTTTCCCTTTTCAATACATCGAAGGCGGTGTTTAACTGTTCAAGCTCGCGATTAGCCTTTTGTATTGCCTCATCACGACGTTCATCGTCAGACATCTCTGCACGACGAATCTCTTCTTCTTTTTTCTTACGATCATCCTCAATCTTCTTAAACTGACTGAGCGATGAATTTGCTTCTTTAAGGTCCGACTTCAGCTTATCGATTGTATCATAAAGCTTCTGCTTTTCCTTCTGGGAAGATTCTTTCTCAGCTGCCTTAACAGCAGTATTGATTTTATCTTCCAATTCCTTTACTGATAAAACGACCTTATCTGTACCGGAAGTTACCTCTACTGAACCTTCTACCGCTCCTTCTGCAGGAACATCTGCCGGAGAATCAATAACAGTTTCTTCAACAACTGAATCCACTCCGTTTTGTGCTTGTTCTGTCATATTCGCTATCTCCTCTAATTTATAGTAAATTAGCTCATATTAACAACCTTGCGAATATTATCAAGCAAATTTTTATTAAACTCCTTGACAAACGCCCTGGTTTCCTCGGATTTAGGCGATAAATACTTCTTTTTTGCATAAAAAATCACGCAAAAATCGCACCTTCCGAAATTGCATCCATCGCATGGGTCTTTCTTACCTTTTACAAAGGTTTTTGCCCTGAGAGTATTCCTATCCCTCCAAATTTGAGCGAGCCTCTCAGGAGAGTTTTCATACTCCATTACCTTCTTTCCACGGCAGATATTACATTCGCCTTTATTTGCAGTAAACTTAACTTCCTCTTCATTCTTACCACAAATAACACAAACCTTCCTGCCTTTGCTGTCTACGTTCTTAGCCATCTATGCTCCTATGAATCGGTACTTTCTGCTGAAGCCTCAACCGGCTCAGGCACTACCTGTTTTTTAATTACATCTCCGAAAAGCCTGGAAATAGCTCCTCGACCCTTTACCTTAATTTCAACTGACTCTTCCCTCGACATAATATTTTTAAGTCTATCCACCATATCAAAATATTGCATAATTTCTGCTGAAACTTCACGGTCAACGCCTCCTTCCATTTTTTCAATGAGGAGACTTCTCTGTATCCTATCACTCTCAATCTGAAGCAGTTTGACCATAACATTAACTATATCCTTGGAAGACTGTAACGACCCGCCCATTAAATTAAATCTGCATTCAGAACCGACCTCAAAAAGAGAACACGACTTATTGAATAAACAGGCATTGCACGAAGTAAAATATACTCCGGCATCGTCAAGATCATCAATGGCGACCTGCTGCTTAATAGCATGCAAGTCTCTCAAATCCCTGGCATTTAAAAGATGCTTATCATTCTTAACAGCTTCGAGAAGTTTATTTGCTCCAAGCTGAAATAAAGCCTTAGTATATTTATACTCAGCCTGTTGAGCATCTTTATCTTTTAATGCCCTTTTTATTACCGTAGGATTTGACTTTGCAAGAGAACTCATTCACACCTCACACGACCTTGAAATTAAAGATCGTTAAACTCAACTCTTTATCATTCACAACTTCATTCTTCATCCCTGGACGAACAGTTAAATCTTTCCCCATCTGTGCCATACTTGCTCTGGCCCTGACAATAATCTTAACCGCCTGATTCACTGCTGCAGCCCCGATAGCGGACACCTCTACATCTCTGCCTTCTTCTATTAGTTTGAATAAAGAAAGAGAGCAGTTATGCACATTTGAATTTCCTTTTACTTTGAAGTTTACTTTGTTGTTCGTATCCATCTTTTTAACTCATCCCTTATTAGATCAATATTTTCTTCTGCATCGTAAATGACAAGAATATCCATGTCACTCTTCTTAGCGGCTTTAACAATCCTTTGAATCCGGAATCCGAACCTATCCAAAGCTGCCTCAGTTGGATTACGCACAGTTCTAAACTCTGTAACCCATTTATATACTGAAACGCCCAACTGCTTTAAATCTTCGATATCTTCCGGAGTCACATTTACTATTATGGGCATCGCTAAAACAGACTCGCCAATTACTACTGACCCGTCTGAATGATTAAGATACGCTTTCAATATCTCTTTCTCGATACCTTTCGAGTAAGCTAAATATACTACGTTCATGACATCCTCCGATAACACTCTCAGCTATTCTTCGCTCAAATTCTTCGCTATGAGTACCCTGCACAAACATCACAGCCAAAACTGCTGGAATAACGGCATCTGTAAAATGGTACTCACTCGATTTTGGCAGAATAAGATTATGCTTCTTAAAAAACTCCTGGGCAAATTTTTTCGCGTCACCTTTATTTGCCCTGCCATTATTTAATACAGCATATCTTAAAGATGATATAGGCACCTCATAAAAAGAGATGCCCGCATCAACCATCATCCTCTTAATCTGCCCGGTTAATTCAGCCTGCATGACATTAAAAAATCCTTTGCCACCATAGCCGTAACCTTCAATAACAACAAAGTCTGCATTAAAAGCTACAATAGCCTCTTCAACCGCCCGAGCCAAATTAAACACAAAAAACTCATTCAGCTCTACAACTGTAATCTCTTTTACTTCTGAGCCAACAACATTATATTTATCGTCCAAGACCAGTCCGCAGAATCCGGTCTTTTCTCCAATATCCAGCCCTACCAAATTCATAAAGATAACATAGTAAAAATAGCCCACGAAGTCAAGCTATTTCTTATCCTTCTTCTTCGGATCAAGCTCCTTGCCCTGGATAGCTTTAATCCGATCTGATTGGGCTGATTTCTTTTCATCAATGCCCGTCGCTCGCTCTCCCATTCCAAAGCTATCATTCTTTCTGCGGCTGATTTCTCTGGAAATAGAGGCTGAATACTTCATAAAATTATCAAGCCTCGACTGTAATAAACTCCTCTCCGTCTCAAGCTCATGTAAAGCCAGCTCTGCATCAACAACATTGTTATCGATATCCACCCATGCCTGAGCATCTGGTATCGAACTATCGCTACGAAACTGAAGATAGAGCCTCTTGCGATAAGTGTTGATGACAATTTTCGCATGATCTACCTGCACCTCAACTCCCGCTAAAAGGGACCTGATATAAGCTACTTCCGCATCATACATCACCAAAAACTTTCCGACCTCATCAGATGATAATATAGTTACGTCATCAGGAAATGGAAGTACCTTCTTAGGCCTGTCAATATCTGGTATCTTATAATTAGATTCCAGCTTCCCTACAATCTTATCCCGTACACTTGTGTCTAAAACCTGTTCCCTAAGCGGTAAGCTCGGTGGCGCAGCTTTCTTTCCCATACTCTAACTCCTGCAATAAATTTTCTACATATTCTAAAGCGAGCCTCTCTGCCCGCCTTAATTTCACACGTTCTCTTGCCTCATCAGCCTCATCATTTAAAGGATTACTTCTTATTTTTTCAAAAGGCATTATACTACCTTCCTAAACTCTGGTTTATAAGAAGCCAGGTCAGACACTTTATCCAGGTCTACTACCTGAAAAGTCTCCGCCAACTTCTCTATATTTGAATGGCCTGAATTAGTATGTATATCCTCCAGGCAGATAAAATGGAACTTCATTCCTCTTCGCTTTAACTCAAGAAATTCCCCTGTCTCATAAATATCCGCCGTACCATCAGTAATGACGATCATATCGCTTTTATCCATGCCGTCAATTTCCTTAAATATGTCATCAGCAGCAACGTGCATCGCCAAATCAATATTCGTTCCTCCCGAAGGATACTCATTAAGAATGTGTGTAAGGAAGTTGCCCCACTGAGAACGATCAAATAGTTTATAGGCATCCCTTACATTGGAATTAAACCATCTGAAATAAAACGTACTCGCATCAGCGATGGCCTTCTTCCCGAGAGCTATCGCTACTGCTTTTATAAAAGCTATTCGATTGATATTAAGAGAAGGATAATAATCATCTGTTGACCCTGAGCTATCCAAAAGAGCGTACAATAACTGCTTCTGTTCTTTCCGTTCCTTATGCTGAAAAACACGGAGATCCCGGTTCATTATCTTTCTATCCATAATATCGTCTAAAGCCATGTCCATCTTAACTGCCCTGTTTACGTCCTTCATCCTTTTCATTCGAGAAATGGTGATATTGGACGCTACATTATCAGACTCCACCAGCTTACCCTTGCGGGCATGATTGAACGTAAACTCGATATTCCTGGCAATCTCGAACATCTCAAGATACTGCTGAGACCAAAGCTTATCAACCAGGTCAGAAATCTGAAGTTTATTCCCGATAGACTCCTTATAAAGAACCTCTACCGCTGAGCCCCCACGAGTGTATCCCTGACCTATAGCCTTCTGCTGATGAAAACTCGCATCCTGCTGATCGAACATGTGAGACATCATGAAACTGAAACCTTTAAAGAACTGAGAGGTCATTGCCATCTGGCCGGCATCTGCAGGCACTTCTATCTGACCTGCTGAAGTCTGACCCTGAATATTATTAACTCCTCCAGACTGAGTATTAGCCAGCTCTGCCATATCTCCCTTAACATCTCTCGGAGTAGAAGCATGCCCAACCATCGCATCAAGAATTTTAACCATTAACTCAAACTTCTCTTCCAACCTTAGAAAAGGGTCATTCTTCAACGCCCGGGCAAACCCTGAATCTGCAAAATCTATCAGATCAAGCCTCATCGTAAAAAGCTCGGCTTCATACTGCCTCATATTCTTTATTGAATTTTTAAGGTAAGCCCTCGTAACTTCGTTCACCAAATCCTGAACAGTCACAAGAAACTTCCACATGATGTCATAGCCCTGTGCCACTATAAACATCAAATCCTGGTAAAAATCACCTCCGATCTTACTTGCATTGGGATACTTACTCAGCGTATCCTCTACGATCTGCTTATAAAAAGGAGGAAGTTCTATTTTCAAAAACCTCATGGCTGCCTCCTAAAATAAATCCTCATCTTTAATCTGCATTTCGCCCTTAAACTTATCTACCTTCATTTTAAGAGCCTCTATAAGAGGGATGAGTATTTCAGCGGATGAATCGTTCTGCAGCTCGCCGATCATCTTATCGCACTTTTTCGACAGCCCAAGAACAACCTTGTACTTCTTAGAAACATCAGTCTCAGACTTATTCGCATCAAACAGCGACTCCATCTTCTGAATAACTTCCGACTGAGCAAGAGACTGCTTCACCTTCAGAAAGATAGTATCAAAATAACCTATACCCTTTACATCGCCGCCTTCAACGAGCCCGAACTTTATAGTCTCTATATCATCAATAGTTACATCCGCAACTCCGCCACGCAGAAACACCGATGCCTTAATTATCTTCAGCATCTTATTCTTTTTCCTGGGCGACATTTTTACATTCGCCTGCGCTTCGTACTCTGAAATGATCCTGTCATAAATAAGAAGCATCCCGTTTGAAAAATTAGGTTTAAACTCATCGAAGGCTTTAATTACCGCCTGAACATCATCAAACGCAATAACTGGTTGGGTATTCTCCGTCACATCTGAAAGGTAATCACGGTACATGTCCATTCTCTTATGAACATCCGCCAGCTCCTTAACATCCGATTTGAAAATAATCCTGTCATACACCGCCCGGAGTTCCTTCTCTGATTCCCTCTCCTGATTCGTGGTCATTATAGCTGTGATAAGCGGACATTCTACTTTCTGGAACGGTCTGGTAAAAGTCCTTTCATTCAAAGGCTCAAGAGTAGCAACCAGAGTTTCCTCACTGGCGTTAAAAAACTCATCCAGAAAACCGAAATGCGCTGTTATCAGCGAACCGGTAATGTTATGAACTACCCTACCCTGCTTAAACTCATCGAGAAGCTGAGGGCCGAATACATAAGAATCATCCTGCATCCTTGTAAACTGATTCTTGTAAACCTCTGCTCCTTCGATACCGTTAAAGACCTTCAAAGCCAGCATTGACTTAGCTGTTCCAGGAACGCCTTTCAGAAGTACATGCTCCTGCATCAAAATAGCGTACCTGATCTGATTGACTTCCCATTCCCTTTCGTAAAATATCCCGTTAATCTCTTCAAAAAACTGATTGTACTCATCAACGGGAATCTGCTGTGACACGTTCTTTGACTGCTTTGCCATTTCATTTCTCCTCTTTGATTTTATTGATACGCCCGCAATGCGGACACTTAAAGCTCACAGTTCCTTTAGTTTCCGTTATATCGGAAACTTCTATTACCCTATTACAAAACTGACACTCCGTATGGATAGTCCTATTCATTTAATAACTCCTCAACATATAATAAAGCCTGCTGCTCATCCAACTTTGGTATATCCACAGATGCTTCAAAACACGTCCGATTTTTCTCGTCTGTTATTACTCTAAAAATAACCTGCTGAAAATTAACTCTGCCACCTGCATCTTTTACTTTCCTCTCCAAAATATTAAACAAATCTTTCCTCGCCCATGGAGTATCCTTAAATACTCCTCCATAGATTTGCTTTACTGAAAATATCAAATCTTAATCCTCGCCTTAATTGCGGCTTCGATTATTTCCTTAGTGCAGGCAGCATCCCCAACATCATTTATATCTTCAGGAAGATTTACCCCTGACAGCCTGACCTTATCCTTCAGCTTATCGACAATATCATACCTTAATTTAAGGCCAGCCTTATCATTATCTGGAATCGCAATAACATGATACGCATTATCTATAAGCCATTCAGCCTGGTAGTCAAACAATACACTTCCATTAAGCGCCACCGACTTAAATCCCCACTGCCACATCTTCATGCAATCAACAGGACCCTCTACCAGATAAATGACATTCCTTTCCGTATGTTTTATCAGATGCGCTCCAAAGATAAGTTTATCCCTGTTTACTCCCTCCGGCATAAGGCGATACCTATTAGGCCAGTTATCACTCCTCTCTGCCCACCCTGAAAGCTCTCCTTCAGAATCCAAACAAGGAAAAAATAATATGTCATGCCTTACATTATAGCCAATATTAAATGCCTTGATAGCCTTCTTTGTAATTCCCCGATCCTTCAACTTCATATACGCATCGTAAGGATTTGCTGAAAGCCAACTCAGCCACGAAGTTCTGATTTCAACAGGAACCGGTTCCGCTTTCGGAGCCATCCTCTTACGTTTTTTCTTCTTTATCTCTGGCAACTCTGAAACCCATCCCGGAATATCAAAACCGAGTTTCAAATATAAACTTGCCAAACCCTTACCACTAAACCCGCACGACCAACAGTTATAAAACTGACTCTGAATATTAAAGCTCCAACTCGGGTTGCGATCATCGTGATTCGGATTCGGGCAACAAGCTGTAAGTTCATCCCCATTCAACTTTGCCTTCTGCAACTTCAACTCATTTATAACTCGTTCTACGTCTATTAAAGAATCGCTCATACTCATACTCCTAAAATATTTTCTATTCGACTTAACTGCTTTATCTGCTTTTCTGAAAGCCATCCTCCACGATTCTTAGCCTGATTGAGAAGAGCCGCTCCGGTGTCCCCGTAAATAAACTTTTCATCCCAACCTGTAAGCCTGCCCTTTCCGGCATCCATAACAACCATTATCCGCCGCTCAACATCAGACATGGGAGTTGTTACACCAGGCTCAGCTAAAGAGCCTTCACCTTCATGCTCATCATCCCTTAAAAGCTGCTCTACATATAAAACACTTAAATCGACGTTTCTCATAAGATCGTCGATCCTCTCTCTATCAATAGCTGATACTTCGCCATGTGAAAGAAGTTTTTTCAACAACTTCGACATGTACTCATCTTCTGCTAAAGAGAGATATTCCGTGAGGAAAGCCTTACGTTTATTATCAACGTCAGACTCCCTGACAAAAATATTCGTGAATCGATCTTCACCTTTTTTAACCTGTTTTCGTACCATGACTACCACCTAAAATGGAATTTCTTCGTCCTCATCAATAACTGCTTTATCAATGCCGACATTGTAATCTTTACCTTCAGTTAAAGACTCATCCTCGTCCCCAGAGAGTTCATAAGCCGATGCTGAACGCTCATCTGATACACCTATGGATTCACGCAGCGTCATCGAATTAAAATCCAGCGTAGCCTGAAACTTTATAGGCTCCCCTTCTCTTAATTTCGTCAGCTTCACCCAAATCCTGTTTGTATAAGCTTCAGCAATGTAATCGTATATCCTGCCAAGCGAAACGATATTATCCGCATTCTGCGCCATACCTCCTGAATACGCTATATCATCAACTGATTCATCACCCTTACTACCAGGCTTCGCTGATTTTTTCCAAGCCTGGGTAGTGGCTATAACCGGCACTTGATAGTTCTCTGCCGTTATTTTTAAACCTCTCGATATATGGTTCAACTGTTCCCACTGAGCCTTTCTCGAATTTGGATCATCATCAACCATAAGATAAATCCCGTCTATAAATACTATATCAGGCTCATACTCTTCAATCTTTGCCTGGAGAAACAATTCCCCAAAAGAAACGCCGCCTATAATAATACACTCCGGCATACCCTTTATTAAGTCCATCCGTTGCTTAAATGCCTCGATCTCCTTATCATCCTGGAACTGCCCACTACGAATCTTCTCAAACGCAGTTTTAGCTAAAATACTATCAAGCCTCCTGGCGACCTGGAACTGCCCCATCTCAACAGTTGCTATGAGAGGGCGATACCCTGCTTCCATGGCAGCTTTAGCCATGTGAAGTAAAGTCCATGTTTTATAGCTGCCTAAATACGCCTGAATAATATTAAATTCTCCTCCGTGCCAGCCATAAGTTGCCTGATCAAGTCGCGGCAATCCCGAAGGTATTCCGTCTACGCCCGGATTATCAATTCTGTACTGATACCGCTCAATACGTTGCTCTACCGTCTTTGCGATATTCATATCTTTTGTTACAAACGTACTATCAACCTTTTTTACTTCAGAGCGTAAATATGCAATGCCGTCGTCAATTTTATCTGCGGCAAAAAACTCATCTGCCTTATCCATCGCACTCGCCACAATTCGATATCGTTTATGCTGTGCGATCTCATCCATATAAAAAGCCAAAGGCTCTGG